CGAGTCCCTGCTACAAAGCAACATGGCCATAAATAGCCCTGCCCATCTAAATATACACTCTTGGTGTCTTCCACCTCACAAACAATAGTGGCATCATTGATTACTTGTTTAAAGTTCTCTACAGTTTTTTTGTCAATGAAAACAATTTTTCTCTCTGATGGGTTTTCTAGTTTATAAATTACATTGCCGGTCTTGTCAACAACATCAAACCAAGGATCTCCGATGAATCGACTAGTTTGTTTTTCTTGAAAACTTTCAAATCCTAAATCTTTACTCATTTGACGAGCCAAATCTAGTTGATGTTCATTGTGCTTGAATGTAATAAAGTTCCATTGTGCTTTGCCACCCGCATCAATAAAAGTTTTTGCATTTTTTATAATTTTGTTGAAGTTGGTACCTATCCTATATATATGATGAGTATCTTCAAGCCCATCTATGCCAAAATGTATGCAATGGTCGCTAGGTAATACCTTAACTAAATCTCTCCACCATGTAGTAGAACGCAAGCTGCCGTTAGTATGTAAGTCAAGTTTAACCTTAGTATTAGAGGTTGTAATATACTCTAAGATTGAAGGAAGATCATTGTTTAATAATGCATCTCCGAAGTTACCACAAATAGATACTGTTTCTATTTGTTGTAGAAAGGGTATTGTAAAGATATGTTTAAAAAAATCAATACTGATGTCATTGATAGGTAGTATTGGATTTTCTAAGCCACCGTGCTCATTTCTAGCACACATTGGACATTTAGCTTGGCAATTAGTTGACAGTTCTAAATGTATTCTTTTTATTTCTTTAAATTTATACACTTGATTTCCAATTTAATTTGTTGTTAATATATTTTTGTACAAAGATGTTAAACTTGTCATCATCTGTGTCAAGATCGGATATTTTATAATCATACACATCTTCATATATATTAGTTTCATGATATACAAATAGTCTATCTGTTAAGAAAGGATTGCAACCTCTAAGACCTTTAAAGCCATTATCCGAATAGAAATCTTTTACTAATGATTCAGCTTGATACCAATTCATTGTTTTATGTTCCCAGATTACAATATCGTTGCGTGTGCTGCCAACACCACCACCTCTAGGTGTAGTAGATTTAAAGATGACGTTTCCGTTATTATCCTTAGTTACTTCGTATCCTGGGTTCTGTCTAGCCTCTATTTTCATTAATCCATTCGCAACTAGTTCTTTAGTAAAACGACTTTGATTAGTAAGTGTTTCATCATAATCACCAATTTCTAAAATATGTGCGCTGGCACTTTGTCTATTCCACTTAGTATTTAACCAACTCAATGAATTATACCAACTCTCTGTTGTCTCGCCGGGTATGCCGCATATTAGTTGTATGTTTGCTCTATAACGTTTAGGTGCATGAATGTCAGTGTATGCTTGAAATTCTAACAATCCTTCTTGTATTTTTTCTGGATCCATGCCCTTACGTACAAGTTTACCTGCTTCTCTGTTAAAGGTTTCAAGACCCATACTATGACCTAGAAATCCCAATTGTATATAAGTATCCCAATGCGCTTTATGCTTAACAACTAAATCACCTCTAGCAAATCCACAGATCCAAGGATTGTACCCTAATTCATCAACAGCATCAGCATACTTTTGTAATTTCTCAGGACGATCATTGAATGTTTCATCCATTACACGCCAATTAGTAATGCCCCACTTTTCATATCCTGTTTGCATTTGAAGTTTGAATTCTTCTTTACTCACACTAACGTCTTTTGCTTGACCAATAATAGGGAAGTTACAATAGCTACATTCAAACATACACCCACGTGCTGTTTCAATTTGAGGACATTCATACGGTAACATAAAGTCTCTAGCTTCATAATTCACCAAGTAACTATCTAACGGAGCACTAGGATAGTTATGCAATCCTCTAATTACTTTTTTATTTCCAAAGAATGCAGGGTCGGTTATTAAAGGTGCACCCAATGTTCCTATTAAATGTTTACACAATGCAAGAACTGCATTCTCTCCATAACTATCGACCCAATAATCTATATTCTCAGCAGGCGTAACTAATGCATTCTGTCCACCAACCACAGTTGGTATTGTTGGGTATTCTTTCTTTAACCATGCAATGAATTCATTTAAGTATGGACTCCATGGGTTTAAGAATGCTGTACCAAAACAGAACATAACAGTATTATCGGATGCTCTACTACGTACTAATTCTTGTAGTTCTTCTAGTTTCCAAAATGAAGTAAAATCAATAACCTCAGCATCCCAATCATTCATGCGTAAAAAAGTAGCTACCCTATGAGACCACAATGTTCGTTCCCATCGTTTACCAGTGAGAGAGAAAAGTAATACATGTTTCATATGTTTTTATATCCTATAATCATCCAACGTTCATACATCTTTGTAGTCAATGATCCAGACCACATTGCATTTATCTTGCTTTGTTCTTTAAATTCTGCTAATGTTTTTGCGGTACGAACATGTTCTGGTAGATCATAGTTGTTACTCTGCACTACTACCAATGCTGTTTTAGGCAATTGAGTCAACCAAAAATCATATTGTGCTTGTGTTAAATGTTCGCAACTAGTGTTAATAATTATGTCACCTACAGACCATTCGTTTTCTTGTTGACGCAAATAAGAAAGATGGCACATGTCTGCGGTAATAGCTTTGAATCTACCGACCATTTCTTCTTGTTTGTTCATCATTGATGCTATTGGTTCACATGCCGGATCAATATCAGTACTCCAAATTTGAGTTACTGGAATATTACTTTGGAATATCATACTAGATAATATTCCTAACCAGCCACCGTGTATCTCAATGAAAGATGGCTTATGAACATATGGTTCTAATTTTTCAATTAACCATTCTTTACTTTTGAGTTGCCCACTCCAAAATCCATCAAGTGTACGCATGGGATCAGGACTTTGGCGTATAGCCTGCATCCAAAAATGTAAATGTTCAGTATCAATTTTCATATTAATTACTTATCAGATGTTTTTCTCAGTGTATCTTATTGTCATTCAAGGCCTAATTCCTTGCGTATTTTTGTAGCACTAATATCCGTAACAGCATCATCAAATGTCTCTTCGCCCGAGGTATATCCAACTCCACGACCCCATCCAATGTGAACAATATTAGGTACTACTTGTATTTCATATTGTCCTTGATATATTGGATCTAAATCTCTACGAATAAACTTAGTAACTTGGTTAATTTCAAATGGATTACTGCCTTGCCAACCCTGTACATCACGAATTTGTATGACAACTTGTCCAGTACGTTGTATCAGTTTATCAAATAATGCACGATGTCCATCATGCCATGGTTGCCAGCGCCCCAACATCTGCACCGTTTCTTTTTTCCAATTAAAAACAGGACGTCTGCGATTTTCAACAATATGATCTGTAATAAATTCAGCCCATTTCTCACAATTTTGTTCAGTGATACGGAAATCATATACTTCGGGTTCTACAAACATAGCATTGGTATCTGCATAACGACCTTCACGGATAGTATCTACCCAAATAGTCCAATCTGCTTTATATAGATTACGCATTTCTACTAATGGTGCTACAAAGTCAGCAATCATATAATCATATGCAGTAAGTTTGTCGGCTAATTTACGCATTCTTTTTGCTTGGCGAATGCGTCCTGACTCTGAAAAATCCCAGTCATTGTACTGTTCACGGATTTCGTCAGCATTTAACCAACCTACTAATTTGTTAGCATTTTGTAATTGTTTTTGCAATTCTTGTGCTAATGTAGTTTTACCTGATCCAGGTAGTCCCATAATTAAAATTCTTTGTGTCATTTTAGTTCCTTTAAAACTTGAAGTTCTGGTATCACGTTGAATATATTTTCTTCTCTTACTTTATCTACACTGTTAGAAATTACTATAAATTTCAAACGATTTTTCATACTATGAGGTTTTTCTAATTCGTGTATGATATGAGTGAAACGGTTGTCGATAGATGTTTTATGTTTTGCATTAAACTCTTTAATGAAAGTCTTCAATTTTCCTAATGTTGTTTTGCGGAAATGATCCGGAAGAATACTTACATGATAGTGTTCTGGAAACTGTAATAGATTGATAAAGAAATTTTGATGATTGTGCTTACTAGTAATTACACCTATATTTACTAAATGCTCAATGATTTCAGGGAGTCTGAATACATTCCAAGCACCAACAGTGATTCCGGGGCGAACTACAATGTTGTCCAGTGCTGCCATTTGTTTTAAATTATCTTCAACTTTATGCCAAACAGTTCCTGAACGTAATAGCTCGGCTCTTTCACCTATCTCATCAATACTTGTCCAAACTTCAACCTTACCGGGTTTCCATAACTTCCAATAATCTAACGCATTCTTTTTGCCATAAGTAAGAGTAGATGCATTTGTATTGTATGAAATATACGCATCAGTGCGTTTATTCTCAATCAACATATCAAGTATTTGCCAATGTTCTGGCATGATTAAGGGTTCACCACCTGCAAAATAAACTCGTTCAACATGTTTAACCTGATCTTTTAGGAAATCAAAATTTGACATATTATTAACGGATTCAATATTCCAAACTTTTTCTTGATTTGAAATCCAACCTAGCTTTTTAGCATCGGGTACCCAAGCAGAACTAAATCTTGGGCCACAACTACGACACTTCATGTTACATAGATTACTGAAACGAAAGTCCCAGTATTTCAATTCCATTTTGTTACAGGTTCCGTCGGCTTCAGTAATGATTGGTATGTTTTTTAATACACTCTTAAAATCGTTATTATGAAATATGCGGGAACTCTCACCAGTAACTCTTTCTTGGTTGAAACACGTAGAACATATATTAGGTTCACGACCTTCCATCATCTCTTTACGTAACAACTTCATGTTATCGCTATTCCAAATCTTTTCAATTGGTTCGGTAGTGAGATCTCCTGCATAATAATTATAAGGACTAGTCAGACAACATGGTACAATTTTACCATCAGGTTCAAATGCTAGATGCATCCAAGGTACTGCACATATTACATCTTTGGGTGATAATTCTTTTGAGTTTTTCTTTTTTCGTATTACTCTTAATGCTTGCTGTTTACGAATAAAACTTCTAATAGTGTTTAACATCCCCATTAGATTTTTCCTAATTTAATTTTTGGTATCTTGCTGTCAGCACTGCTAACACAGCTTGTGGTAGTACAGATTGTAGGTTTATCAAAGATAGTAAAACCCTCACTCAGTGTACCAAGTCTTTGGTCATGACAACTATAACTACGTTTAACTTCATTCCCACGTATAACAATACCTTGATAGCCACTGTTACACATCCAGCCTTCAAACTTATTAAAGCCAAATGCATTGAATCGTTCAGCTTGGTCTAAGTGCCAAACTTTATCTTCATCATCTATTAATTTTACTTGTAACAATTCTTCTTCCCTAACATGTTGCGGGAATCCTCTTCTCATCAATTGTATCATATCTTCGGTGTATCCGTCAACTACTTTACTAGCAGTTGGGTCACTCTGTGGCTTTAATGTAACATTAATTCCCCGTTCACTAAATCGCTTACATCTAATATATAGATTCATAAACTGTTCTGGAACCATTACTTGATTGACTGTTACAAATACATTATTTTGGTTTAAGAACAATATCTTATCACCAAACTCCTTTTCATCTGCAAACTCATGGTGAAAGCTAGCAGTAATACTACGGCGTCTACTAAATTCAGTTGCCTTCAACCATCGTTCCCACCATTGAATGCCGGGACTTAGATTAGTAGTCATGTGTATATTATCATACAATGTACGTTCTGCTAACACTAAGAAGTGTTTGTATGCTGTAGGTTCACCACCACTGAATGACCAATGAAACTTTGTGTATCCATTACCGGCGGCTTGCATTCTAATGTTGTCCATTGTCTTTAGATAGACTTCTAGTTCTTGGTGATCGGGTATTTGTGTGTTAGCATAGGGCCAACAGTAACTACATTTGTAATTACAGAATCTTCCTAGTATCCAACTGATTGAAAATAGATTTTCATCAAGCATAGTAGCTTGACCAAACCTAACAATCTTAGTCCAAGGTATTGATGTAAAATCTGTCATTGTGAACCACTTCTAGTCATATTACTGACAACCATGACATGCTCAATTTTAATATTGTTCATTCTAATAGTCGGTGTTCTTGGCAATAGTTTAACACCGCCGTAACCGGATACCATATCAGTGACAACGTTT